TATGCTGATCGTCTTGATCGGTGTGATCCTGGTCGCGATTGCGACAGGGCCGCTAGGTCTCTAGGTTGGAGGATACGATGAGCAAGGGTGTGATCTGGCTGACGCTGGCCCTGGGAGCCTGGGCCGTGGTGAGCGCACCAGTCGCTTTGGTCTGTTGGCTGATCGGGAGGTGCGTCTGATGGCCAACCCGACGAAGAAGACCACCAGCCGGCAGGTCTCGATCAAGATCACCGCTGGGTCGGCGCTGGAGCGCCTGACCGAGGGCCGTTCGTTCACCAAGACGGTGCACGAGGTGTTCGAGATGTACGCTCGGGCGATGGGCGGCCAACCGGTCGAGGTGGTCGAGCCCCCTGCGCCACAGGAGCCGTTTCAGGGTGCTCCTGAGTGGGACGGCAGCACGAATGTCGACATCCTGGTGAGCGATCAGGGCAAGGTGTCGGCTTCCGCGCCGCTGTCGAACGCGCACGGCGAGGCGAAACGCTATCACGTCCTCGACATCGACGGCGTCACGGTCCTCGATCTCAGCGAGGCCGAGATGCTGAAGCTCGCTGCCGAGCAGTATCCCAGCGGGTTGGTGCCGATCCTCGACGAACGGATGATCGCGAGCGAAGAGGGCGAAATTGACAACGAAGAGGTTGTCGAACCTGAGCAGGACGACTTCGACTACGAGGCGTTGGCGTAGGATATGGGCGCGCTGACGCGGATCGAAGAGCCAGATGAAGAGGCCCAACTCCTTAGCGAGTTGAATTTTCAACAGGAAACTTTCGCACGCGAATTTGTGGCCAATGGGCGCAACGGTACGAAGGCTGCGCGCGACGCGGGATACGCTTCGCCGGACGTCACGGCATACCGCATGCTGAGAACGCCTTGGATCAAAGCTTTCATCGACTTCCTTCTCGCTCGGCAACGTGAATTGCTTGACCAGCAGCTCCGCGCAAAACACCTCTCGCCAGACCGTCTGCTGGAGGAACTGGCGGCCATTGCGGGGTTCGACCTGGGCGACCTGATCGTGCAGACCAAAGACGGCCCAATGCTGGACGCGACCAGGATCAAGGCCGAGCACACACGCGCCCTCGCCAGTATCGAGACTGAGACCGGCGGGAAGAACCGAAAGGTCAAGATCAAGACCCATGACAAGATCGCCGCGATCCGGCTGTTGATGGACCACGCCGGCATGATCAAGCAGGGGGCGAGCCAAACGAATATTCAGATCAATGTCGGCTTTGCTGAACGCATGGCGGCTCGCCGGGCGCGAGCACTGGAGGACAGATGACTGAGAACTTCCATGTTTGCGGCATGTGCAATCAGCAGTTCGTGCTGAAGAGCACGCTGCTGCGCCACCAAGCCAAAGAGCGCCCCGGCTTCATCGCCTGGGCCGCCGAGAAGAACGCCGAGTACGAGGTCAGCCGCAGGCGTTACCGGATGATCCACCCTATCGGCTCAGCTCTGGGGAAGCCCACTGCTTGACCCTCGGGGGTGCTTAGCCCCATATGGTCCGTGCGCGCCCCTGCGCTCTCCTGAACCTGGGGCGTTCGTCGTCCTCCAACGACGGGAGGCCCTGGGTTCACGCCTGGGGCCTTCTTCGCTAAGGGTAGGAGGACGGGCTTGACCGACGCGACTGATCCCCTCGACATCCTGGTCGACGACCTGCTGCGCTTCCGGCACGACCCGCTGGGCTGGGTGCTGTGGGCCTTCCCCTGGGGCGAGGCCGGCACCGAGCTGGAGAAGGAGACCGGCCCCGACACATGGCAGCGTGAGCACCTGGACTACATCGGGCGCTGCCTGCGTGGCGAAGAGCCGGGCTACACCCCAGGCACGCCGATCCGCACGCTCACGGTCAGCGGCCACGGCGTCGGCAAGAGCTGCGACGTGGCATGGCTCGTGCTGTGGGCCGAGACCACCGCCGAGGACACCAAGGGCGTCGTCACCGCCAACACGGCCCTCCAGCTCAAGACCAAGACCTGGGCCGAGCTGGCGAAGTGGTACAACCTGCTCGACCCGCTGCTGCGGCAGCAGTTCGAGAAGACGGCCACGGCCCTCTACTCGAACGATGAGGGCCACGACCAGACGTGGCGGATCGAGGCGATCCCCAACAGCCCCGAGAACCCCGCCGCCTTCGCCGGGGCGCACAACGCCGGCAAACGCCTGCTGATCATCTTCGACGAAGCGTCGGAGATCGACCAAGCCATCTGGGAGACCATCGAAGGGGCCACGACCGACGCCGACACCGAGATCGTCTTCTGCGTCTACGGCAACCCCACGGCCCCCATCGGCAGGTTCCGCGAGTGCGCCGAGGGCCGCTTCCGTCACCAGTGGAAAATCTGGCACATCGACAACCGCACCGTGAAGCGCACCAACAAGGTCGTGCTCCAGGAGATGATCGACACCTACGGGCTCGACAGCGACTTCGTCCGCGTCCGCGTGCTGGGCCAGTTCCCCCGAGTGGGGGCCGTGCAGCTCATTCCGAGCGACGTGGTGTCGGCCGCCCGCACCCGCATCCCGGTGCACGTACCCAGCCAACCGCTGGTCCTGGGCGTCGACTGCGCACGCTACGGCGACGACGCCTCGGTGCTCGCGCCGCGTCGCGGCCTGGACGCCAAGACCATCCCCTGGGAGAAGTACCGAGGTCTCAGCTCAATGCAGCTCGTGGCCAAAATCCTCGAATTCAACAACAAGTACGGCCCTGACGCGATCATGGTGGACGACGGCAATATCGGTGCCGCCGTCATCGACCGGCTGATGGAACTGAACGTGCGCAACGTCTTCCCCGTGAGCTTCGGGGGTGAGGGCGTGCACCAGATGGACTACGGCAACGAGCCGATCATCGTGGCGAATACACGCGCCCGCATCTGGTGTTCCGTGCGGCGCTGGCTCTACATGGGCGGCTGCCTGCCCGACGATCCCGAGATCGAGACCGACCTGACCGGCGTGCAGTACGGCTATGGTCCAGGCGAGAGCATCCTGCTGGAGAAGAAGGAGCACATGAAGGCGCGCGGCCTCGCCAGCCCCGACAACGGCGACGCGCTGGCCTGCACCTTCACCTACCCTGTCGCGCCTCGGGCCTGGAGCAACCCCAACATCCCCGGCTCCGGTAGTCAGGGCCCCCGCCCGGTGGTAGAGGTGGGCGACTACGACCTGTACGCGGACCTTCGATGATCTACGTGGCCTACATCCTCGTGATCGCCGTGGTCATCGGCGGGCTGATCTGGAAGGCGGTGCGCTGATGTGCGTGATGAGCAAACCCAGGATGCCGAAGGCTCCCGAACCGCTGCCCGAGCGCCAGCCGATGAAGGCCCCCTCGAACGCCGCGATCCTCACCAACACCACCGAGCGCACCAAGCGGCGGCTGGGCTACGCCAACCTCCAGTACACCCCCATCGCCGCCCTCGCGCCGCCGGCCACTGCCGGCAAGACGCTGCTGGGCATCTAGGAGGACGACATGCTCGACACCACCGCCACCGAGATCGAGGCCATCCGCGCCGAAGCTGAGCGCCAGATCAAGAGCCGCCAGCCGAAGGACGACGCCCGCGCCGCCTTGAAGCTGGTCGAGCGACTGGCCCAGGCGCTGATCGACGACGCCGTCGAAGACGCTGGCACCTGATGGACCGTAACCGCGAGGAAGCTGGTCGGTTCGTCAACGAGCTGAGCATGATCGCCCGTCGGGCGCGGCAGCGGTTGAACGCTAAGCAACTAGGCTCGCAGAGCGTCACCGACTGCGTGCTCGTGGAACTGCTGGAGCTGGGCGTTGAGACGGCACGGCGCGCGCTCGACCAGGAGACTACCTAGTGCCACCGGCCGCCGTCTTCCGCGTAGTCAGCAAGCCCAGCGGGCCGCCTGTCGAGACGCCGTCCGCAGCGGCCTACGACTACGTCATCGCTCTTGGCTATGGCGACGTCGTGACCTGTGAGGGTTTCACAATCCACGAGACGCGCGTTCTGCTCTGGGGTGATCCTGAGGTAATCGCACGACCGTTCGAAGGATTTGCCTGATGGCCTACGACACCGAGTGGTCAGCCGACCTGGGCGACGTGAACACCAACGTCGGCCTGCGCAAGCACATGGAGCGCCGGCTGCGTGGCATGCGCGCCCACCGGCAGGGCTATGACAGCGCGTGGCTGGAGATCAGCCGCTTCACCCAGGCGACCACCAGTCCCAAGCTGCGCGCCTACAGCGCCGGGGGTGTGACGGTCGACAGCCCCGCCGCGAACTACAACGTCGGCATGAAGGTCAACACCTCGCTGCTGGACAGCCGCGCCGTGGGGGCCTCCGAGGTGCTGGGCAACGGCATGTACTCGGGGCTCAGCGCACCCAGCCGGCCGTGGTTCAAACTGACCCTCAAGGACGCGGCGCTGCGCTCGACGTCGGGCGTCAAGCTGTGGCTGGATGAGGTCGAGCGGCGCATCTACGAGCTGCTGAACGGCACCAACTTCTACACCGCCTCCAAGAGCGGCTACCGCGAGCTGGGCCAGTTCGGGGTCGACGCCGGCATCATGGAACGCCATTGGCGCGTGGGCATGGTCTGTCATCCGCTGGAGGTGGGCGAGTATTGGTTCGCCCAGGGCGACGACGGCACGGTCGACACCCTGTATCGGCGCACCGATCTCACGGTGCTCCAGCACTACCAGAAGTTCCTGCGCGGTCGGCGGCCAAACGATGCTCTGCCCCGCAAGATCGTCGAGGCCTACGACCAGGGCAACTACGACCAGATGTTCTGCGTCTACCACGGCATCGAGCCCAACGACACGTACAACCCCGAGCTGATGGGGCCACGCGCCAAGCCGTGGCGTTCGGCCTACTGGTCACCGTTCTGCGAGGAAGCCGAGAAGGGCTACGAGCAGAAGGCGATGCTGTCGGTCGAGGGCTTCAACTCCAAGCCCTTCTGGTCGCCACGCTGGGAGACCACGGGCAGCGGCGATCCCTACTCGCGCACCAGCCCCGGCTTCAACGGGCTGGCCGACGTGCGGCAGCTCCAACTCCAGGTGCTGCGCAAGCAGCAGGCCATCGACTACACCGTCAAGCCGGCGCTCGGCGGCCCGGCCACGCTCAACAACGTGCACGCCGCGCTCCAGCCTGGGCGGATCACCGCCATGGCGCAGATGGACAAGTCGAGCTTCTTCCCGATCTGGGAGATCGTGCCGCAGGCCATCCGCGAGATCGCCGCCGATAAGAACGAAACGGCCGAGGCGGTCGACCGCGCCTTCTACGCCAACCTGTTCATGGCCATCACCAACATGCAGGGCATCCAGCCCCGCAACATCGAAGAGATCGCCAAGCGCAACGAGGAACAGCTCACCCAGCTCGGTCCCGTGGTCGAGCGCGTGAACCAGGAGAAGCTGGAAGTCGCCATCGACCGCGCCTTCGAAATCCTCATGTCGGCCGGCGCACTCGACGACATCCCGATGCCCGAGGAACTGCAAGGCCAGCGGATCGAGGTGGAATTCGTCTCCGTGCTGGCCTCGGCGCAGCGCCTGATCGGCCTCGGCGGGATCGAGCGCACCTTCGGCTTCGCCAACTCGGTCGCCGGCACCTTCCCCGAAGCGCTCGACAACCTGGACGTGGACGCCGCCATCCAGGAGTACGGCGACATCACCGGCATCGCGGCCAAGATCATGCGCGGCAAGGACGCCGTGGCCGAGGTGCGCAGCCAGCGCCAGCAGGCCCAGGCGCAAGCCGCCCAGGCTGAGCAGATGGCGCAGATGGCTCCCGCCGCGAAGGCCGGGGCCGAGGCCGCCCAAATCCTGTTCGACGCCCCCGGCATCGGCAGCACGTCACTGGCCCAGCGATTGCTGGGCGCATAGCGCGTCTGGAGGACGACGATGGCTGAGCGGATCACGAACAGGGAACTTCAGCGTCGGCTGATGCTCAAGGGTATCGAAGGGCTCTTGGAGAGCAATTCGGCCTTCAGAAAATTCCTATGGACATTGTTCACCGACGCGGGCATTTTCTACCCCACGTACTCGCGGACTTCGCCGCACGACACCGCCTACATGGAGGGTCGTAGAAGTCTGGGGTTGGAAGTGCTGCACATACTGAAGGCTGTCCGACCGGACATCCTCGGGCTCCTTGAACGCGAGGGAAACCTCTTCGAGGAAGCAGCCAGACCCCTGAAAAGCGAGGACGATCTTGAGAACCTATCGAACCCAGACCCTGACGACGGCGATCCCGACCTTCTACCCGGATGAGCCCGCACCCGTCGTGGTG